AATTCATATCCAAAGTAATTAAAATCTACTTCATAAGTTCTCTGAACCCAAGATATTATATCGTTTGTAAATATATTTTTATAATCTCGATCATAGTTAGATGAATTATACTTATGCTCATTGAGGTCACTTGTGTTAAAAAAATTCTGCAACTGAGTAATATCAGTCTCCATCTTAAAAAATTTATGAAGGGTCAAACTACCATCAATAGAACGAAAGTTATCAAGTTGATTAGTTTTTAATGAGTAAATATTGTAAGGAACACTATTCAACCCCTCTTGTATTAAATCATTTTCTATAAATTCCTTTAATGAAAGTGTAGATATATCTAAATCTCTCTTAAATTCATTGAAAAAAGATAATAATCTAGTATATGGATTCCGCACAATAGTAAAAATTTTATGATGAGTGACAATATTATTTCTTTGCCAAAATAGTAACGGAGCATGTTTAACAACGTTTATACTTTTAATGCTAAAAATATTTGGTATTTGAGTATCACCCCAGAATTCATCCCACATTTCATTATGATCATATTTTATTAATCTATCATCAGATAAACATTTTACAAAATTTGTACCTGATGTTTTTGGTATGTGAATAAAGCACCACTCATCATCAATAACGATCATAACAATTCAAAGAAAGCCACAGAGGATCCATCTGGAACTATTATATCATATTCTTTTGATTTTTTCAAGTTAGCGTATTCCATTTCCATTATCTCCTTACCATTAATTTTACAAGAACCTTCATATACAATAACACAAGAATAGTTTTTTTCAGATTTAATAATACCTGTGCTTAACATTTCCCCATTCCATTGATTTGTCTTATTCCAAGAATTAAATGAAATAAGTTTTGTATTTTGAAATGTTTCACCAACTACATTATAATTAATAGTTTTTGATACATCTATTAATTTCTTTACACCGATAGGTGTATTTGCCTCAAAGTTACCATCTTTTAGAACATGTAGTGTTCCACCACCTTTAGTGACAAAAGCATAATGAGAAAATCGGTTCTCAGCTCTCTCTAATTGAATATGATATTCATCTGTGGTATGAATACATAGAAAAAATTTAGGTGTGCGATAAGTTCTATTAAATGTGGTCATTCTATGTCTATCCTTTTCATTTTTCTTGATCTTTCCATTTCTTTTGCGTTTTCACCATCTACACAAATTATTTTACCCACATAATCCGCTATGTCTAAACTATCAGGGATTTCTGCTGGCATATTTTCCAGTAGAGTTATTTCATTATCTTCCTGTGTTAAAACTTTATGGTATCCATATTGTGCGATGGACTCTACTAAGTTCCGACTATCAAATGAGGTATCACATACTTCAGTAGATATACATTTAGCAGGATATTCTGTGATTGGTTTTGGTGAATTTTTACGACAATATCTTATCACAAGTTGATTTGTGTCAGGAAGATATTCCTCTATCTTAAATATCATCTTCATAATTTATTAAAGTTAAGTGACATTGAAATTCTAAGATCATTAGAGTTATTTCTAGTTACAAAATGGTCAAGATAACTAGGAAACATAAGATATGTGCCTTTTTCGGCAACATAACTTGTTTTATATGTGCTATCCTCATAAGGATTCAATTTAGGTAAAAATACAATTTGCCCACAATTCACTGGAGTTTGAGCATAAACCACAGCAGAAACATATGATCCTTTATGATTATGCGTATTTGTACTCATGTTTTTCTCATGAATATGCCCCCAATATGATGTATTATATATCCTCTCCCCAGTAAATTCCTCAAAGTTAGTTTTCAATTCACCTATAATCTCATCTACTAGAGGATCAGGAGGGCAAAATGAATCTTCATACCTTATTGACGATACTTTATCAGATAATCTATCATTGTAATGATCACATAGTAATTTAGATAATTTATCCATATCGGAACTTATCTTACCTTTAATTATCTGAACATAAGCAATAATCTCAGATTCAACCATTCTGTAACATTCCCCAAGTAGTAAGTATATACTTGTCTTGTCCTATTGGTGGATTACCTCGATGAACGTGGGTAAAACCTGCTGGCCAAATGACTAATGTTCCTTCAACAGCTTTTATTCTTTTATTTTGATATAAAAACTCAGTCTCACCACCCTCTTTAATAGTATTAAGATATGCTTGTACAACAAATCTTCTTGTTGCTGTGTTGAATTGAGCATTTTCATAATGCCACTTGTGGAACCCACCACCAATCGGTATTCTTTTTGCTTTGACATCATATAATAGAAAATTTGATATACCAAGTACACTATAATCCTCTAGATAATTGTCAACACAATTTTTTATTGATGGTAAAAAACTCCTTGCCAACTTATCAGATGAATTTAAATCAAAAGCATCATCATTTGTAAAGTTTATAGTTTCATGATCTCGTTCATGAAGTTTATCTTTTTCCTGTATTATTATTCCTTCGTTTCTTAAATAATCAATATATTCTATCCAGTTCTTGCAATATTCTGTTGGTAAGGCATTTTCATAAATCGAAATAAAATCAGTAAGCATAATAATTTTTTTAATAATAATATTTATTGGTGCAGAATTAACTAATCAAATCCACCAATCTCGGCACCACCATTTCTCCCACCTACACTATTACCAGTGAAAGAACTATTTTGTTGAATTGAGTTGGAGCTAAAGATAACAGCTCTACCATCTGTACCTGCTGGACCTAGAGGACCAGGAGTATTTGTGTACGCTCTATCGTCAGTTCTCTGTCCTACAGTTCCATTTACGGGAGCATCATTAAAGTCACCACCTGCTCCACCAGGTCCACCAACCGCACCTCCTTCAGAACCAGCAGTTCCACCGCCACCACCAGAGTCTAAACTTCCAGCAAAACCTGGACCCCCATTTATTGGTTGATCTCCATTAAATCCACCACTACCAGCAGCACCACCACTTCCAGCGGGAAGACCAGCTCCTCCTCCACCACCAGCTCCAGAGCGTCCATAGTCTGTAGAACTTTTATCAGATGGGTCATTACCAGCACCACTTCCACCGCCACCGCCACCATATCCACATCTTATCAAACCATTATTAACAATGGTTGTATTAAATTCTATACCTAATGCACTTGTGCCACTACCTCCAGTTCCACCACTGCACGAAAGACATGGAGCACCTGCTCCACCATCTCCTCCTGCCCCACGAATTTCTCCTGATGGTCCAACATCCACTTGCAATTCAGTTCCAAGTGGCCATCTTCCAGTTCTAAGTGCAACATCGCTTTTATTATTATCTAATTTTCCACCAAGCCTTTTATTTACATTTATAAGCACTCTCTTTCCATTTTGCCATTCAGTTGAGGATAAATTGTAAAAACCATCATTACTAACCACTGAACTTGGTTTTGATCTAAATCCACCTACAACTTTGACCTTTGCTGGACTGTTTGTAAATCTCCACGATGCAGACATCGGATTAGGACCTGCAGTTTGTTTTACTATCTGTGAACCACTATAGTAATCAACTATCATATTTAATTTTTTACCATAAAAATCACTAAATTTAATTTCACCATTATTCGGTATACCAACATCTAGCGGTAAATTAGATAATGAACTACCGCTTGGTGAAGAATTATTTAATAATCCATTAGGATTAAACTGAGAAACTCTAGATGGATCTTCTCTACGGTATTGACCTAAACTTCTACCAGGATTAGGACCAAATTCTGCTTCAATATCATCTTTGAAACTTAATGGTGGGTTTGGTGATGCTGATGCTTTAATTGTCATCTTCCGTAAACTCCTCTTGGGAATAATAGTCCACGATTAGGTCTTCTTCCTCTCAATTTTCCCCTTTGCGATTTTGGAGAACCAGAGGGAATTGATAAATTGTTTATATCATAATTAACAGGTGAGGCTGAAGTACTTTGTGCTCTTGTTGTTGAAGAAAATGTAGCTGAAGCAACACTTGATAAAGCTGACTTTTTTGTTGAATCAGTTCCACTGACTACGGTTGTTACTGTGCCATATCCAAGAATTTGTATATTTGCCATTAGGTTGTCCTCGCTAAGAATAACATACCAATTGTTGTTCCATTGCTATTACCGTCTAATCCAGTTTGTTGTTGTTCATATGACGCAAGAACGATTTCATAAATTTCGGATCCACTGATAGTCACAGTGTCGCCAGTTCTAAAGAAAACTTGATCAGGTGTCGTTGCCACTTGCAACATTGCAAAATCATCTGGTAAATAATAAGGAACTGGCATAATACCATTAGCAACTGGAATACCTTTTATAGGTTTATAAAAATTAGCAGCAGAATTTATAGATTTATTATTATTTGCATCGAATGTACTATCTCTATAATACGTTATCACATCATTAGTATTATGAAAATTATAAGTACCAATATTATTAACAAAATCTGTTGTAATATCAAACCTAGCAGATTGGTTATTGTTAGTATTTCTCAAATACCCATATGATGCTGCTCTTGCTTTTGAAGCTTGACCTGCTGGTTCAGATATACCATAAGTATAACTATCATATTGAGTGTTACCATAACTCATTCCAATACCTCTTGTAAAGGTATAAAAATGCAAGAGAGTATCTTGAAATACGTGATCTAAATCATAGATACCACTACCGTGTTGCGTTCCTCTGGATATACTAAAAGTTGCAAATGGAACAAAATTATTATCTATGGTTTGCACAAATTGAATTACAGCAAAATCAGGATCAGCATTATCCCTGTAAATATTTATTTGAAGTTTATAACTCGTAGGTGTATTACTATTTGCATAAGTCAATACACGATAATTAGAAGATGAACCTGTTTGTCTACTAAGATATGTTTGACTTTCCTGATAATCTAATCCTTGCAATCCATTGTATCTACCAAATTCAGTGGTGTTTTCCGATGTGCTAGTACTATGAGTTCCTCTATGATTAATAAATCTCCATCCAGAACCACTAGTTACGACCAATTTATTGCTACTTGATTCACCCATTCCAAAACCATAATAAGTCGTGCCAAATGTTTTACCAGCATCATGAACTACTTTAGCAACAGCAAATTTACCATTACTATTTTTTTGATAAAAATTAGCACCAGCACCCAGATTTGTAACCTTTATTGAAGGTTTACCATTAGCTGAACCAGGACTTGATTCATTCGTATTAACACCAAATATTATGTCATTTGTAGTTGCCACACCACCTATATTTTCTCCTGGTATTGTAAATACCTCATTATCACTCCAACCAGATCCAATACTATGAATAGTAATACTACTTACTACCCCATTTACTCTATAAACTCTTAATTTTAATTCACTTCTACCACCACTGGCAGGAACAGTATACTTCCAATAAGGAAAAAGTAATGTATTCTGACTGATAATACTTGGTAAAAGAACTATCTCTCCTTTCATTGAGGAGTTTACACTATTGACGTATATGTATTTGTTTATTCCGTATGAATCTGTAGTATCATCTAAATCTGTTCCTGTCTCTAATGGACCTCTGTCAGGGTAAAGTGCTTCAGATTCAGTTTGACCATAAGCACTGGTTGACCAGTTTGTGCTCGCTGTCCCATTTCCTGTTGGTGCTGCTTGCCAATAATTAGCATTAGTTAAAAGTTTACTAGCATCATATGAATTATGATTTTTTATCAGATTAAATGTACCACCTGCACCAGAAGCACCACTACTATCAAAATTAAGTGTATCTCCTATTAGAACGTTGATTGTTAAATTATCGTATGCTGAATCATTTTTGTGTTGAAGATAAAATCCACTTTGTGAAGGTTGAGTTAAAGATATTTCAGATCCACCCGATGAAAGTGCTAACTTAATTCGATTATCATCAACTTTAATGACATAATAATCTGTATTAACTGTTAATCCACCAATTGTTTTATTAGCATCAGCTGATTGTCCAGCAGCGTAAGTGACTAAATCATTAGTTGATAATCCATGTCTAGTAATTGTTATTTCATTAGTTGAACTACTAACAAGATTATAAGTAAATTGAAACTCCTCTAACATTCGATATGCAGATGTTCCATTATTACTTACTTTGAAATATCTGGTTTTTCCAGTTAAGAGAGTGGGAGTGGTACCACCACATTTTCCAAAATTAGAAGTATTATTAGTGGTTATAGGTTCTTCAGTATCATTGTAAGATAATGTTGATGGAGACTCAACCATAACAGGAACACCATTAGTTTGTGTTCCACCATTCATTCCAAGAGTCTGAAAAACAGTCTCTAATGCATCAAGCACATCAGATTTTGTCCAAGGATTATTGCCACCTGCTGCAGCACCGAATTGACCATTGTTAACATCAACGACTGTCTTTGTAATTGCCATCTTTTTTTTATTCTCCTATTTGGATTGCAGTTAATGTGACTTGAATTTGTTGTGGACTACCACTTCGATTGGTAACTCCTAAGTAAATATTATTTGTTTGAGGACTATCATTATTAAATCCCATAGCACCAGGTGTAACAAGAATTGTTCCTCCAGATGTTCTTGCTTCAGCAATCAAACCAATTCCTGGATTTGGATCTTGTCCTTCACTTCTTGTAGTATCAGCATCTCTTGATGCATCGTCTACATAGACTCTTACCAAAGCATCATGATTACTTGCGATTTTAAATAAAGAGTATACTTTATATCCAGTGATATTTAGTTCTGCGTAGGCATTATCATTGATTTGAGCTGTAGTTCCTTGTAAACTTTGAATTTGTTTAGGAGGTGATGCAATATCAATCGTGCCAATCATTTGACTTGGATGAGTATCACACTGATAATAAAGTACACTTGGTGCATCCATCGGCACATCAAATGTTATTTTACCTGTTTGATTATTTCCTACAGTTGTGACCCCGTTAGTATAATCTGAACCTTGATCAGATACCCGTATATGGAATGGATGGCCACCAGCATTTAAATCAAACTCATACTTCTGTCCCCTTACGAGAAATAGTTTAGGATTATTTTGAGTTCCTGTTAAATTACCTGGTCCTGTAAAACGATAATTTAGACCACTCGCTGTAACGTTCCAAGATGAAATAATATGATTCTTACCACTTGTTGCTGCAGTCAATCTACCCTGTGCATCGACGGTTATATCGGCATTTGTATATGCACCCGCACTTACAGAAGTATTTGCAAGTTGAAGAGCATCAACTGCACCATCTTTTATTTCACTCGAACCAACAGAATTTTGAGCAAGATGTGCATCTGTTAAATTGTCACCAGCTAATAGTGCTTTTATTTCAGTGGATGTTTGATCATCTGCTGCATTATCATCCATTGCGTCAAGTCTTACTTTGTCAGCCGCACTCATTGAACCTGCTGCACTTTGAGTCGCAGCAGTAATACTAATTGCTGGAGTATTGCCACCTGAACTCTCAATCGGTGCAGTTCCAGTAACAGATGTTACTGTTCCACCTCCTCCACCGCCACCTGATGATGCAAATGTGATTTCATCACCAGTTGCATTTGTGGTGATTGTCATATTTGATCCACCAACAAAAGTAACGGTATCTTGTTTTGCGTCTGCTTCTACAGTGGTTTGACCACTAACAGCAATATTAGAGAAAGCAAATTGATTTTCTTCTCCTCCACCAGTATTTGTTTCTAAAGGTGTCCAAGCACTACCATTATAAACTTCTAATTTGTTTACTGAAGT